CTTTAATCTTACGAACCATTTATCTAATGTACATTTAATACATTAGAAACGTAAATAGAATTAACGTATTTACAATACTCTTCGGCTGGAACTCCATAGTCTACTTCATAAATTTTATCCAAAATAGACATACGGAAGTTATCACCAAATTTCAAACTCTCAATAGAATCGAATAATTCACACCACTCATGCTCCTCACCACCATATCTCTGCTGGTAATCAACACGAGTGACTTCTTCTTCTAATTCAACGAAACCACAACGTACACGCAATGCATTTATAACAGGTGATATAGGTTCACCTACTAATCCGTCCAATAAAGTGCGAATTAGTATCTCTGCTCTATCTGCATCACTCGTGGCGTTAAATCTTTTTACGCTTAAAATCCCAAATTTGTGGCGATCTGGAGCACCATCTATAACTCCAAATGAACGCAATATGGGACCGAGGACTAACCAACTGACTTTGGTATTAAAAGCCCTCTTTAGGAATGTTAGTGAATTAAAATTACTTTTAACACACGCGGTAACTTTATAACCCACCAACCTCGCTCCAGATGAAACCCTTGACAAAATATCATCAACACCATGCTCCATTACATCCCTATAAATACCATAAAAAATGAAATAACTAGCTAAATTATTCATTCCTGTGGTTAACTTAGAACCGGAATATAAAAACATAAATGCTGGTAAAAGGCGAACATACTCGCTTCTTTTGCAAGGATTTCTTAATTCAGTGGCCATTGCACATTGTTCTAATAACTTATCACAAATTTCAACACTGTCTAGGCCTATAGACAAATATCTATAAAACCCAAACATAGGCAAACTGTGTGAAGAATCACAAGATGAAATATCTGTCTCAACTAGAGTTATACGACCGTTTAACTTAATGATCATAACTCCATCGTCTGAAAAAAAGACACATAAAATGGAGTTATCTTGCAACATCATCATTTCAAAATAAATTAAATCAGACTTCTCCTTGTTTTGAGCGTCTGAATATTTAACATAAAAATGTTGTATGCCAGATTTTGTTACACTAGAATACTCATCCAAAATTTCGCAAAAATCAATCTGCTCTCTAAATAATTCTTTTATCATTATAGTCAATACTATATCAACCAATGCACCTGGACCAAATGAACCAAACAAACGTGGAACTTTCCCATACTTCCCAAACTCCCATTTGACCATTGACATGGGAGCAGAAGAGTTATTTGTAATTTCTATCATTGTGCTTTCATCGTCCACATATCTTCCATACAAGAGACGTTTGGGATGAGGGAGTAAGACAAACTTCTCCAACAACTCTGTATACCTATAATACTTATACATAGGTGTATAAATATAAATAATTATGGAATACCATACGATTCCATAAAACTGAGTCAATTTAGCTACAACATATAGATAATATAAATACAAACCCTTTTTTGGCAACAAGGCATCCAAAAGTAGTTTAGAGTCAGTTTTGTAATCTAACTCATATTCCTTCTTATGAACAACTTCTGTACTCAAACAATTAACAGGACGACTCTCAATAGTCGAACCTCCAGACTTAGACCACAAATTGTAATGTGCCCCGCACAACGAAACAGTTTCCAAATAAAATTGGAGTGAAAAACCACCAAACAACTTGAATTGGTTTTCTACATACTGTTCCTCATTTTCATCACGGGCACTTAAATACCTTTTTAGACCAGCAACTAAATTACGGCCTGAATTGGCATAACACACAAATGGGTTCGACGGATTAAACCTGAAATATTGTCTCTTGTTTTTTCCGGTGACGACTTGTTCTAAATAAGTATTGAATGCTGGATATCCAGTTATCAATGAATTTTGAACTTCAAATGAAAAGCCATTTTTACTCACAACCCTCCACCTTGAATTATATTGGTAATCTATCTCACCATTATAATCTTCCATAGGTATATCAATAACCATACCTAGATGGAGGGTGCAACTAGTGTGTTCAATAGCCTCTTTATGTTCTGAAGGACCACATCTGTTTTGGATTCTATATGAATAAGCGTATATCATGCCTTGAATGTATTCGGGAGGAAATTCGGGCATAAGTTTATATAAAAAACTATCTAATGCTCTATAATTTCTTTCGTTATTTGACAAAATACCTAATCTCCCATACACAACTTCATATATCTTCTTAATAAACAGATATTGTCCGCCAGGAAATATACGGCCAAAAATGGTGAAGGATCCATATCGTACTAATTCTCCATCACAAGCAATAACTTCATAATCATTATCAACATTTGAATATACAAAGTTACCATCTTTGTAATAATAATACCCAACAGGTAATTGATACACCTTGATTTTTGTCTTCGCAATTTCTTGCTTAGGCTCTAACCAGGGATGTAAAAACTTGCATTTTCCACCATACTTTTCAATGCATGCTGGGTATCTATCACACAATTTATTGACCTTCTCTAATCGCTCTAATTTTTCTGCGTTTTCGTCATCTTGCTGTTTACTCTTCTTATTTTTCTTTTCTTTGTCCTTTGACTTGTTTCCCTTACCATTCGTGTGGTAAACTTTATTTGCTGCTTCTTTTTTAACTATATTTAACTCTTTTAATTCATTTTTATCCATTTTTCCTGTGCTACTTCCTCCTGCTAAAAGCGGGGTGCCAAGCGAATGACTACCGTCACTCCTAGATCCACTTTCGTGTCTAGGGGAACTCATCAAACCCTGGCGTTGCTGCGATATCTTCAATTCTACTTCCATCATTGGTTTTTCAAATTCAGGACGACGCTTCGAACATCGCATTTTAACGTGCCAGGCCTTGGCTAAAGCTCACGGATCTTTTGGTACGAAATGAAAAGATCATACATCTCGGCAGTACGTCTGTTTAAAACCACGCTGCTATGGTTATCTATACATTATTTACAAGGTTATGTTTTTATTTATTTTATTTTATAATATTTGGGAAGATTATACACATAAATACAAGTTTTGGATCAGGTCATTTAAAACCGTCATGCACAGCTTATGCTGTAAAAGGTAACACACCACTGACTTGTTATAGTTCAAGTTCAACTGTTATTTTGACATAATTCAAAGTTATATCAATCGACTAATGCAAGATAACTAGCATTACCCGTGCCACCTAACACCAAATTCGTAAGAGCATTTTGTGCCATAGAAATAGCAGCATCTTTCATAGATGTCTGCCAATTAGGTGCTAGTCTATCTAATGTAGTTAAAGCTTTAGATAAAAAGGTTGGGTTCTCTACACCTGTAGGTGTCTGGGAAACAAGTCCAGACACTGGTTCAGGTCGCCATTCTATGTTTTTGTATGTCGAAATTGAAAATTCAGACATTGCTAAAACATTATAAATGACAAAACCGATACCAACAGGTGGATCTGCACTAGCTTGATTTGATATAGATGTAGGTGAACCAGCGGTAGGATCAATAAGCGACGATCTCGAATCTCTAAATCTCGCATCTAAAGGTGTAGGCCTCCATTTGACCTCTTGAGTCTCTGTTCCACGTTTCTCTGCTGTGGAATATCTCAATAAATCATTTATTGATGGAGGATTGCCACCTGAACCACCATTTAAAACGGCTGTTAATGGAACGTTCTTTAAAGGTGCTATAATGCCTCTACCGTCTGAAGTATTGCCAGTATAAGTTATACGCATACAAGCACTAATAGTGCGAGCGTCCTGGCAAGTATCACCAGAAACAAATGAAAATGCTGGATCTGCAAATGAATGAGCAGTAACAGCATCATTGTAATTGATACCATAATTAACCAAACTTGGTTGGACTGCAGGATTATCACTAGCCCAATAAACAAAATTTAATGGGTTAGTAATGCCTGCAGCCTCACTGCTTAAATTATTATGGTAAGAAGGAAACCAAACAACGTATCCATATTGAGCACCCTCGAAAGGAGTGGCCATCATGTTAACGTTTCGGAATCGAGCCAATAGACCATAACTAGAGCCGTAAATGCCTGGAACTAATGTCGCATTACATGGATCATTAATCATTTTCATGTAAGGATCCATCTTAGCATTTTTAGGTCTCTGGGTCTTCTTCTTCTTATTGACTCTTCTCTTCTTAGGTTTATTTGATTGTTTACCATTGGCAAGAAGTGGGCCAATGAATAGTTGTTGTTTAGATTGTTTCTTGTTGAATTAGTAAGTCAAAACCCACACCCTAATCCAAGATGTGGTTGCCGCCAGGTCTACGTTGTTACGACCATAATTTGTATACCGCTGCGAAGGACTAAACCTTATGCGGTGTATCGGTATTTGGACCGCAGCCCAGGGTCCGATGTACTGCTATCGCCCCTTTAAGTCTCGCTACCCCTTATTCCGGAACGACCATCTGGTATATATTCACGAGACAGAAGGTAGTATACTGCAAGAGTCGAACATCTTGTACAGGCTTGCCTTCAATAGTCACACCATAGTAAGTTGACTAATCATTTTTATAAAATGACACATAAGGATACAGGTCCAAACTAATCGC